CCCGGCGACCGAGGCCACGCCGATCTCCCACGCCGCCTGGACCCCGTACCACATGCCGTAAACGATCTTCATGGCGCTGACCGCAAGGCCCTCCCACAGACGGGTCAGTTCCAGGACGCCCTTTTGCCACAGCACCTTGAGCGACAGCCAGAGGATTTTCGCGGCCAGGGCGATGTCGCCGGCCATCAGTGCGTCGGAGATGCCCTGGAAAGATTCGGAGGCGAAGTCGGAAAGCTCGGCGAAACGGTCCCCCAGCCACTGGAGGGCCTGACCGCCCGCGCCCGACACATATATAAGGTATGCCCCCAGCGCAGCGATGGCGGCGACGGCCAGGCCGATCGGCAAGACCAGGGCGGCGATGATCGAGCCCAGCACGCTGATCGCCGTGCCGACGCCGGCGATGATCCCCGCCAGCGCCCCCATAATCGCGCCCACCGTCGTGATCGCGTAACCCAGCGCCATCAGCGCCAGCCCGCCGGCGAGAATCCCGGCGGCGACCTTTAAGAGGGTCACCACCAGGTCCCTGTTCTCTTTGATCCACGCCGTGGTGGTGACGACTGTGCTCGTGATCCACTCGCTGGCCGCTTTGAGCGCGGGAGCCAGCGCCGAACCGATGATGAAGACGCCTTGCTTGAGCACTTTCCAGAGCGTGTCGAAGGTGTCGTTGAGCGCTTCGGCGGCATGAGCGTCCTCGGTGGACATGGTCAGGCCCAGGTCGCGGGCCTGCTGCTGCAAAGCCTCGATCCCCCTGGCCCCATCCGCCATAAGCGGCAGAAGCTGCGTGCCGGACCGACCCAGCAGTTCCATTGCGGCCGCAGCGCGGACGGCGGGACTCTCGATCTTCGAGATGCGCTCGGCGATCAGCTTGAATTGCTGCTCGGGGGACAGCCCGCGGAAGTTCTCCACAGTCAGGCCCAGGAGTGCCAAGGCATCGACCGCCGTCTGCGACCCCTGTGCCGCCTCGACGATGCTGCGCTGCATCCGGCGCAGGCCAGCTTCGAGCGTTTCCAGACTTGCCCCGGAGAGGTCTGCGGCGTAGGCCAGTTCCGAAAGCGTCTCGACCGACACACCCGTCCGCCGGCCCATCTTGGCGATCTGGTCGCCCATCGAGGCAAACATCTTGGCGCTGCCCAGGAGCGGCGCGGTGATGGCCGCGCCGATGGCGGTCATCTTCTGGCTCCAGCCGGTAATGGCGTCGCCGAAGGCCTTGAGCTTCCTGCCCGCCTTTGCCAGACCGCGCACCAGCTTCGAGTCGTTGATGAACAGCTCGACGTAGGCCGCTCCCGCCCGGATGGCGCGTGCATTGGCCATCGCTTATCCTCCAAAGGCTCCGGCCGCGCCGCAGTACAAACACGTTAGTGCCGCGATCATCGCGGCCAATTCCAGGAACAGGTAAAGCTGGATTCGATTCATGAGCGCTCCGGTTGACGATCCACAAACACCTTTTTGAGCATCCCGATCTCCCCCTTGAGGGGCGGGGGCGACTCGGCACGCCGGGCGGCCGGAATCGGATGAAAGTCGGCGGGCTTGAACGCCCGGCGCTTCTTCGGGTCGCGATTGACGTTCGCCAACATCGCCAACACCGAGGCCGTATGGTTCCAGCCATCCTGCTGGCGGGCGTGGGCCATCGCGACCAGTTCCCTCAGGGTGAAGCGGCCGGGGTCGAGGCCGAGGATTCCAGCGCACTGCCAGATGAGTTCTCCAGCTGCGCCAGCCGCTGAGCCATCTGCCTTTCCAGTTCGGGCGAGTCCAGCCTCGTCTCCACCGCCGCCAGCGCCGCCGTCTCCAGTGTCCGCAGTTTGGCCAGCGCCTTGGCGAGCACCCGGCGCCTGGCCTGCGGGAAAAAATCGACCAGTTCCTCCAGCAGCGCCGTCGTCGCTCCATCAATCGCGTCGCCGCCCATCGCCTTGCCGAAATCCACATCGCTGATGTTCCTGGAATCGGCCTCCGGCTTGCAGAGGCAGTAGATCACGTCGCACAGCAGGATCGGATCGGAGATCAGCCGCTCCAGCAGCTTGCCCTCGACCACCTCCAGCAGATTCACCTGCGCCAGGTCGCGGACGCGTTTGATGGCATCGACGTTGACCTGCACGGTCCATGTATGCCCGGCGTTGTCACAGAATGTCTTCATGCGTTACTCCGTTTCGGGTTGGGGAGGGGTTACGGGCCGACGGTCTTCCAGACCGGCGCGTTGGCCGAGTATGTGGGCTTGGCCGTCACCTTCACGCTGATCGCGTCCTCCAGCGGCTCGTCACGGCTGAAATCCGTGATCATGCAGTCGGCCCACAGCCCCTGACTGCCGCCGGTGGCGACCGGCCCATCCATCGCCGCCAGGCCGATGATCGAGTTGTTGAAATAGGCGTCCTTGATGGCGGTGAACCCGTCATCTTCGGTGTCCCAGACCATCTCGAACTCGATGGACCCTTCCTTGAGCGTGCCCGCCGTGGCCTTCCAGCCGTTGTTGGCGCGGGTGGTGACGTCGGCCTCTCCTTTTTGCAGCGAGAGCGTGACGTTCTTGACGTTGGTCAGCTCCGTCCAGGTGGGCGAGCCGCCGATGCCGGCGACACAGAAATACAGCTTGGCATCGAGGCCGAGTTTGACGGACATGGTCGATCTCCTTTACTTCACCGAGCCGGCCCACATGGGAGGCAGGCGGTCTTTGACCTTTTCCAGCGCCGGGCCCATGAACGGTCTGCGGTCGTAGTTCTCGTTGCGGAAGCGCCCGCCGAACTCGTGCGCCACGCCCGAATCAGCGGCGACTGCGTAATCCGGCCCGATCACCACCGACTGCTTGCCGGGGGTCAGGGCGTACTTGATGGCGTTCCTGATCCCCCCCTTGCGCGTGTGCGGGGGCGTGCCGGGCGCGGATGGTCCCGCAGCCTTGCGGATCGAATGGCGGGCCACAAGGCGGATGGCCGCGCCGCCATGGCCGAGATTGGCGATGTTGGCGCGATTGGCCGCCGCCATCACCTTCGGGCTGTCGAACTTGGTTTTCACCCTGGCCTTTACCATTGCTTACCTCACCACGCTTACCTCACCACGCTTACCTCACCACGCGGAACGTCAGCGTCAGGACGCTGGTGAACACCTGCCTGGTCTCCAGATGCTCCGGGGAGTAGACCGGCACGTTGTCGGTCTTCGTCCAGAGCGCTTCGGGCATCGCCGTCAGCCGCCGAAGGCGGAAGTAGTCGGCGATCCGCTCGACGAGCGTCATCAGCCCATCGAGTTCCATCCCGTCAGTGGGGCTGACTTTCTTCTGCACCGCGACATCGACGCTGACATCGTGCTGGTTGGCGCTGCGCCCAAGGCTCTGGACCACGATCCCTCGGGGCACTACCGACACCCGAAGCGTCTTGAGCTCCGCCAGGTCGAACTGCGGGCGGTAGTGCCGCGCCGCGACGAATGCCTGGGCGAACGTGCCGGCGACAGCGCCATTGAGTTCCGTGATGACGGCGTCTGCCATGGTCGTGATCAGAGACATCCGGACTCCTTGGGCAACCCAGGGATTCGACGATTACAGGTCATGGCGCAACCTTCTGATCCACCTGCCTGGTGTGAATCCGCAGCGTCAGCCGGTACGGATCGCTGTATTGCCACACCGGTTCATCATCCGCCCCTCCCGGGGCCATGGCTTGGTAGATGAAGATCACGCCATCCCGCATCTCGTGGACCTGATCGCCGGGCCGGGGCAGGGTCAATTGGCCTCCCAGCACCAGGTGCGCTGCGCGGATCAGATAATCCCGCAACTCGGTCCGGATCGCCGCTCCTTCACCGTTGTCTACCGCGAAAACGCTCCGGCCGATGGTCGCCGTCACCTCGGCACTGTCACCGCCGCGCTGATAGATGACAGGGCCAGCCAGGTGTTTGTCGCGCTGGTCCTCCAGCCACTGGGTGGATTGTTCAAGCAGGTCGGGCATGAAAGCCTTCTGTTTGGGGTCTGGAATCCGAAGTCTATGGCCTTTGGTCTATGGCCTTTGGCCTCCAGCTTTCTCTCATTGGTTTAGTCGCACGCGTACGATTGATTCTCCCATTCCGGTTCCACGGATCGCCTTGCCCATGATCTTGTTGGATCCTCCATTGGCAATGTTGGAGGCCTTCCTGGCCACCGAATCCCAGTAAACGATCTGGCCGGGATCAAAGTACATGCCGGGGCCGGTCAGCTTGAGAACGTCAAAGACGCCGGTCACCGCCAGGCTGCCTGGAGTGTTGGCTGGAATGTCCCGCCTGGCCACCCCCACCAGGTCCATCTGCACGACCACATCCCCCGCGGCGACATTGCTGGCGGGCGTGTAGTCGATGCCGCCGCCGTCATGAATGAAAGTTGCTGTTGCCATCAGTCTCTCCTTGTTGGTCTGTAAGGTTCATACTGCTCGTAGAAGGGACGACGCTTACGCCTCGCCCTTGAGCTTGACGCCGCCGCGGTAATCCTGCAGCGCCACGCCGAAGTCGAAGTAGCCCCGGAACTGGATGCCCAGCACATTGAAGTCCGCATCGGCCCGTTCCACCGTGGGCGTCTGCTGCCCGTTGAGGAACGCGACCTCGATCACCGGCAGGTCGGCCGGATCGGCCAGCAGATACCACGCCTTGGCGCTGTAGCCGACGAGCGTGGCGTTGGCGAGGTAGGCCGAGTAGACGACGGTGAACTTCCCGGCGTGCGGGTTGTTGGTCAGATACTTGGTGTTGGCGGTGGTGTCGCGGACATCGGTGGATTGCATGAGTTGCGTGCCGCGCACCAGGAGCGCCGGCGGGACCAGCAGCACGCGGGGAACAATCCCCAGCGGGCTGCCTTCGGCGTCCTTTTGTTCGAGGAACAGCAACTCGGCGGCAGTCAGACCATCGATGGACAGGGCCGTGTCCGCGCCTTCCTTGTAGTTGGCCCGCGCGGTGGTGAAGAATGCGGCATTGTTCAAGAACGCCGACCAGAACACCTTGTTGAGCTTGAGCGCCCCGCCCCGGCCGATCCGCTGCGGCAGGCTGGTCAGCGCCCCCAGGTCATCATTGATCAGGTCCGTGCGGGTGACCGAGAACATCTTGCCGTAGGTCTTGGCCTGGTTGGTGAAGCTCTCCTCGTCCACCTGGCCGTGCTTGAGTTCTCCGTCCGGGCCGACCTCGTCGTACTCGAACGCGCCGGTCATGCGGTAGCTGGTGATGGCCTTGAAGTCGCGGACCGGGCGGGTGGCCGCGATCTGCTGCCAGGCGCTTTCCACGCTCATGAAGCCGGCCAGCAGGAACTTGTTGGCGATGTTTTGCAGGATGCCCGGCAGCCGGAACGTGCTGAACGCGGCACGGAGCGCCCCATCCCGGTCGTCGTCGAACGTGCGGCCGCCGTAGCCGTTGGCCCACGCCCCTTCCATGAGCAGACGTTGCAGGCCCATCCGCCCGCGGAACGCCTTGTGCGCTGCATCCAGCGTGCGGGACTCGAATTGCTTTTCGTGTCCTGGCAGACGGGACGCCTGACACGCTGCGGCCAGCAGGATGTCATCGGTCACCGTGTGGTCGAGGATGTGCGCCGCCGGCGCGGCGGGCCGGTCGGCGCGCAGCACTTCCAGTTCGGTGCGGGTCGCGTCCCAGTTCTCCTCGACGGCCTTGGCGGCAATCTCGTCGTGCCTGCCCCCCCTGCCTCCGCAGATCTTCTGGATCGCGGAGATGCGCTTCATCTCGGCGGCGGCCTGGGCGCGGATGGCCTCGGGCGGCTGGACCACCGGTTCGGCGGCGGACGCGGACATGGGAGAATCGGTCGTCTGAGGCATGGTCTGCTCCTTATTGGCTTGTGAAGCCGTGGCGGCGATGGCGGCGGACGTGTTGTCGTCCGCGCCCAGCGCCACGAAACTGACCTCACCGAGCACTGTCTTGCGGGCGATGTTCACGGGACCTTGGAACACCTTTCCGTTCGCCTTGGCGCTTGCGCCCTCCGGCACCCACTCGACCTCGGTGGCGCGGGCACCGATGGACGCCTGCCAGGGAAAGCCGTTGGCGGCGTCGGCCAGCACTTCCTGTGCGGCCTTGCCGGACGCCGACACCACGCCGGTGACGCCCAGCGTGCGTTCGCTCTGTTGCACCTGGTCGATGTGTCCCACGCGGGCGGCGCGGTCGTGTTCGAGGAAGACCTTAGGCTTGGCCGAGGCCTGTAGCCCGGCCAGATCGACCACGACCGGGTAGCGCCACCCGGCCAACTGCATTGCTCCGCCGGTGTAGGCGGTCATCTGGAACCGCCGGGGCTTTGCGGCCTGGCCGTCAGCGGCGGCGGTCTCCAGCCATTGCAGGTCGCCGGCGGCGGCGACGATGCGAAAATCACGCGGCCCTTCCGAGCCGGATGTTTTAGGTTTGGGGATCGATGGGTTGGCCATCTTCGGTCTCCTGGTCTTGAGGTTGCTGCTGGGTTCCGGCACCGCCCGGGGCGGCGACGGACATGGGCAGTCCGAGTTCCTTCATGAGCGCCAGTTCCTTGGCCCGTTGGCGCAGCTCGGACTCCCAGTCGCGCCCCTGGCGGGCGTACTCGAAGGCGAGCGTGGTCGTGTTGTTCTGGAGGCGCGTGGCCTGGGCCGAGGCTTCCTTGGCCGGATCGACGTGTTCATGCCCGTCCCAGAACCATTGGTGCGGGAAGGCGGCGTCCACGCTGCGAAGCGATTGCGGGAGCAGGCCTTCGACGAGGACCGCCTCGTTGAGCCAGGCGGCCAGAACGCGGTCGAGGATGACGGTTTCGATGTGCGCCTGATCGACGCGGATGCTCTTGAAATAGGTCTGGTGGTCGAGGCGGCCGGAGGCGTAGTTGTAGCCCGAGGAATTGCCGGCCGCGACGTTGAACGGCATGTTCAAGCATCGCGCGATCTCGTTGAGGATCTCCTTCTTGAACTCCCCGTAGGTGGTCGCGGGCTGCTCTGCCGTGATCTGCCCCAGCTTCCATCCGCCCGGCAGGACCGTCGCCATGCGCCGCTCCAGGTCCACCAGGTCCATCGGCTCGACCGGATCGGCCTCGCCGTTGGCCGGGGCGTCGGTATAGAGAACGGCCGCGAAATCGGCGGCGGTTTCGGCGGCGGCGATCACCGCCAGCGTGTACCTGCGCAGCTGTGCGAACAGCGGCAGCGCCGGGGTGATGTCGGGGATGCCCCGCGCCTGGCCGGAGCGGTCGGCGCGATAGTAGTGGATCATCGCGGCCGCTGAGATGCGGTCGAACTCCAGGCCGCTGCCGGCAAAGAAGATGCCGTCGCCGGGGTGACGCCGCAGGACATGGTATTCGACCGGGTTGCCCAGTCGATCCAGAACGATGCCGTCCACCGGCTGCGGGGCGGCGGGATCAAACACCGGCGTGGTGACCTGGTCGGCCTCGATCAGCCGCAGGTCCAACTGCACCGGCGCGTCAACGGCGGGGTTGTTGGTCAGGATACCGAAGGCCTCGCCCGAGTCGGCGCGGGCCATCCGCATCGTCCGCAGCCTGGGCGCAAGGCCCACGGCATCCGACCATTGGGCAAATGCCTCTTCTATAGTGCGGTTTGCCCTGGGGTCGTCGGTCAGCAGTTGCAGCCGGGGACCGGTGCCGACGCAGTCGTTGGCCAGCGTCAGCACGATGCCCCGGGCGTAGGAGTTGTTGGCCACCTCGTAGCGGGCGCGGTTCCGCAGGATGCGTCGCACCTCGGAGTTGATGGCGGCGTTGGGCGAGAGGCCGTCGGCGTTGGCCCAGTGCCGGCGGTTCTCGTCGTTGGTCACGGCCGCGTCGTAACGACCCATCATCGCGCCGCCCGAGCCGCCGCGCACAATTCGCAAGCCGCCGGTGCGTGGGGACGCGGAGCGCGGGGGACGCTGCGGGCGGGCGAGATTGCGAATCCAATCGAGCATTCAGTCTGTTCCGGGGGGTACGAGTTTCTTCATGGCGATCCCCAGCCCCTTGCTGCGGGTCGCCTTCTTTCCCTGGAGGTAGCGGTCGGCGGCGATCTGGTCGGGCAACGAATGCTGCTCCATCTCGGCGCTGTCCCCCTTGGCCCGCTTGGGGCCGGCGGCGTTGTCGCGGATGTTCTGTTCCAACTCGTCTGCCATCGCGTGGTCCTCGTCAGAAGCGCCGGCGGACCTGCGCCACCGGGTACTGGTCAAAGTTGGGCTTGCACGCCGTGTGTTTCTGCTCGTGGCGCACCAGGGCGCGCACGGCGGAATCCGGCTTGCGCCCCTCGGCCAGCGCCAGCCACGCCGCCTGCAGCGCGTCGTCACGAAGCGACTGCGGACAATGGCGGATCGCCGTGGCGGTCAGGCCCGGAGGCCATTCGGCGATAGTGGTGGGCGCGAGCGCTTCCATTACCCCTTATGGACAGGTTCCGGGGGTGCCTTGTCTCTTGAATTCCTGTGTAAGATCAGATTGGGTCTGCCGGCGGACCCTGAGGCATGGAATTGGCTCCGCCGACGATGCGTTCGGTGGTGGTGACGCGATGACCACAGTGGCGGCAGGCCCGGCGACGGCGGACGTAGCCGACGGCGTGGGAGATCTTCACCAGCTCGAAATGGCGGCAGGCGCATCGGGGGCAGACGAGCCCGCGCGGGGCGGCGGCGGACTTGGCACTGGAGGTCTTCATCGCCGCCTCCCCTGGATCGCCGACAGCTTCAGGCGCGGCCGCGAAGTTTCGCGCCGCACATCCGTGCCGAACAGGACCGCGCCCTGCATCGACGCCGCCACGGCGCAGCCGACCAGGCAGTCCAGCCAGTGGTTGTCGGTGCCGGGCGTGCGGAGTTTCCATTCGTCCAGTTCCCGGCCTCGGCCGCTGGTCTTCACGCGGTATTCCGCCGTGAGATGTTCCGAGAGCAAGCGATGATCCACGCCGCCGCCGGGGGCAAACAGAGACAGGCACCCCGGATCGCCCATCGGCACCGTCAGGCGGGCATGGACAAAGGACTTCCAGTAGTTGGTGTCGATCAGCGCATAGCGCGTGGCACGCTTCCCCTGGGCGCCGGGAATCCGCCAATGCAGGCCCATGCGGTCGCCGCGCTTGGCCCGGTACTCGGCGAACGGCGTGCTGGCCGCGCCGACGTAGCGCCCGTGGCTGGGCATGACAATGGCGGCGTGCGCGGACTGGCGGCAAAACTGGTAGACGACATCCGTGCTGTTGCCCCAGTTGGCGTCGATCAGGCAGCGCTCGATAGCCATCTCCGCGCCGTCGTCGCGGCGGAACTTCCGCGCCAAGCGGTCGGCGGTCAGCGCCGCCAAGCCGGCATAGATCACGCCCTCCTGCCCGGTGCCTTTGTGGACGGTCATGAGCGTTCGCTTCGCATCCCGGAGCGTGAAATACGGCCGCTTCTGGTCGGGGTATTCCCCATAATCCAGCACATACCCGGTGAAATCCTCCTCCCACCCGCAGACCATCCAGAACAGCAGCGTCCCCTGGACGTCGATGAACATCGTCAGGTGGTTCACTCCCACCGGCACCTCGCCGCGCTTCATGCCGTTGGTTTTGGCGGCGATGGTGTCGGCCGAGAGCGATTCGTCTTCGACCTCGTCGGGCAGTGGCTCGTTCTGGTATTCAGCCCAGAACGCCGCCTCGCCGTGATCCAGCTTGAGATTCATCGCGTGCTGGAGGGCCGACAGTTCGTCGGGGTTGTGGCGCTGGGACCAGGCGACGGCTGCGCCGGCGTCCATCTCGCCTTGGTTCTGCCGGTAGAACTCCGTGGCCTCGCCCACACCCCGGTCATTCCGCTGGCCATCGGCACGGAGCTGGGCGTACTGCTGCCACAGCTTTTCAGCCGTCGGGAAGACGTAGACCATCTTCGTGCGCTGGCCCTGCCACTGCGGGTGCTTCTCGCGGTC